TATGGCAAAATATTCCCGGAGCGTTGGTGCTGGAGTCCTCGTCCGGTCCGGCCTCGAACGTCGGCACGACCGCTCCCCCGACACCGCCGGATACGAAACCGGTCGGCATCCTTCCGGGTGGAAAGTACAGTAATCCGGGTGGACGCTTTGGGTCTGGGACGTTGACCCCATGACCAACAACTTAGTCAATACCTGGACTCCGGGTACCACCTACCCGCCAAACTCCGTTGTCCGGCCGACCTACGTCACCGGTTCCAGTTCCGACCCGCCGGTCAACGCGAGTTTCGAGTCCGGTGCGCTTTTAGCCAGCGCTGTCGTAACGGCCTCCATTGCCGGAACGACGATGACGGTGACGGCGGTTACGTCGGGGGCCATTCAAATTGGCATGACGCTCAGTGGCACGGGCGTTACGTCAGGGACACGGGTGGCGGCGTTTATTACAGGCACGGGAGGAACGGGAACGTACACCGTCAGCCCTTCGCAAACCACATCGTCCACCACGGTCACCGGTTCGGGGGGCTGGACATCGAGCGGAAGTTGGACCATCGTCAGTTCCGGGGCTTACTCGGGAACCTACTGTGCTTCGCTGCCGATTTCTTCCGGTACGCAGACACTGATCAACACCAATCAGGCGCCGACTCCTACCGGGGTTCACTTGAGTGCCTCGTGTTACGTGAACTTTGGCAACGTCATTTCCAGTGCTTCTGCACGTATGACGCTGACCGTCTACGACAATACGCACGCCTTCATCGCGACCTATACCGGAAACTTCTTCGTCCCGGCCAATACGGTAGCGGGTAATGGTTGGCGAAAGATCACTATTGACGACGTGCCGATGCTGATTGGCACAGCCTATGTCTCGGTGGGCGTTAGCGTCATCAATAACTCCACTGCCGGACCCATTCTGGTCGATTACTTCGCATGGGATTTACTCGCTAACCCATTCAACGCAAACCAGCTTTTCTATGCGGTACAGACCGGCACGGGAAAGTCGGGTCAGACGGAACCTGTCTGGGCAACGACACCGCCGAATATCACGGACGGCACGGTCACATGGTCTTCCCAAGTTCCGACCTCGATTCTGTGGGTTGGGGAGCCGATGCTGAAATCCGGCACGGTCGAGCCGGGTGGTTTCGGAGGCCCTGCGGCGTGGCCGACCCAACCGGGTTTGTCAGTGCTGGACACGCTGAGCGTCAACCAGAACTTAAGCTGGGTCGCAATGACTCCGCAAGTGGTGGACCCGAACGATTCCACGCTGCCTCCCGCTTCGCCCTACGTGATGATAGCGAGCAGCAAAATCTTCGTGGCGAATACGGATATCGTAAACTTCTGCGCCACGACGAACCCCTTGGACTGGACGACTGAAGGGAATGCCGGGTATCTCCCCACCGGACTCCAGACCTACGGCGGAAACCCGTTCCAAGCCATCGGCTTGTACCGAAGCAATGCCGTGTTCTTCAACTCGCAGGGCATGCAGATGTGGCAGGTAGACGAAGACCCGGCCAACATGGCGCTGCTTGAAGCCATCCCCATCGGAAGTACCCAACACCGTGCTCTAGCCCCTGTGAACAACGACCTCTTTTTCCTCGCCGCACAGGGTGTTCGCACGATGGGCATTTCCGCAGGCAGTGGAAATCTCCAAGCCGGTGACGTGGGTATGCCGATTGACCCGCTGGTACAAGCCGCTGTCGCTTATGCCGCAGCCAACAGTCTTCCGTGTATCGGAACCTACTTCCCGAGCGCAGGGCAGTATTGGTTGGGCATTCCCAATTTCGCAGCTGCCAATGGAACCTATGTCAGCCCGCCGACAGACGGCAACGGCACCACGACCATCTTCGTCTACACCATGTCCCGAGTCGGTGAAGTGGGTGCGTGGAGTCGGTACGTGATTCCCATCGTCATGCAGGATTTTGCGCAGTTCGGGAACGACATGTACGTCCGAGGATTGGATTCCCACAGTGCCCAGATTGCGGTGAAGGTGGCGTTGGGAATCTTCGTGGATACCGTCTCAACCGGAACGCAATCGACCTTCAACGGCATCATCCAGTGGCCGTGGCTCGATGACGGGCAGCCGGGAGCCACGAAACAGTTGGTGGGGGTCGATTTTGCCGTGACGCTCACGAACGCTGGGAGCGGCTACACCTTCCAGGTAGGTTACGACCAATCCGACACGACCGCGTTCACAGCCACCTGTACTTTGACCGGAGACACCATCCCCGGATTCATCATCCCTATGGCCATGATGGCACCGACATTCTCCTTGAGAATGACGATGGATTCCGCCACGGGCTGGTCCGTGCAGGAAGCCAATCTGTACCTCCAAGACCAACGGCTGACCTCCTGATGCTTTCCAAAGAACCCGTCATCCGCCTGCCTTCGAACACCGTGCAATGCAATCTGTTGCACCTGCACTACATCTGCCATCACATGAGGCAAGATGAAATCGAGCAGTACGTGTGTTTCATGGGCCTCGATATCTACAACCCCGACCAAGCCGCGTGCTACTTCCACTCTCTGGCTGGGCCAAGGCTCACGGTGATTGGACCTGACGGGTTTCCAGCGGCGGCTGGCGGGTATTACGAGATATTCCCCGGTGTCTACAATTCATGGATGGCGGGCACTCAAGCAGGGTGGGATACGAGTTGGCGCAGCCTTACCAAAGCCACCCGCTGGCTGATGGATCATCTGTTCGACCAGTGCATGGCTCGCAGGCTACAGACATCGGTGTTAGCATCGCGTGTGAAGACGATGGAGTGGTATGTCAAGAGCCTGAAGATGAAACCACAGGGACAGTGGGAAGGTTACGGACGCAATGGGGAAGGGATGAGTCACTTTGCTCGACTGGCTCCAAAAGTCGAGGAGGATTAGGTTATGTGCTTCGGCGGGTCAAGCAACAGCGCGCAAAAAGAAGCGGACGCACAGGAAGCCCAGCGTCAGGCACAGATCAAGGCCACTACGGCCAAGGTCGAGTCCATCTTTGCCGACCCAGCCCGTCAGGCGCAGTACGACAAACTGGGCCAAGACACCACGGCTTACTACACGTCCGACCTCGACAAGCAGCAGAAGCAGGCCAGTCAGAAACTGGATTTCTCGCTCGCCCGAAGCGGACTGACCGGCGGCAGCGAGCACGCATACCAAGCAAAGTTGCTGGGCGAAGATTACACCAAGGGGCTAAACCAAGCCTCCACCCAAGGGCAGCAGGCTGCGGCAAGCCTCCAGAACGCCGACGAGCAGACCAAGCAAGGTCTTATCGCGATGGCCCAAGCCGGTCTGGACACGACCACGGCGAGTTCCGAGGCATCCAGTGCCCTGCGGAGCAACTTGCAGTCCGGTCAGGCAGGGGCAACGGCTCAAGGGCTGGGCGATGCCTTCAGCAACTTGAACAACGTCTATCAGAGTTCGCAGGACGCCAAGGCTGCTCGACAAGGACAGCTCTACGGCTACGGTTCCATCTTCGCGCCCACGTATGGTTCGATAGGATCGGTGCAGCAACCCCAAGGCTTCAACTACGGGCCACAACCACAGACATGATTTCCACCGCACACGAGTGGGTCCAGAAGAACGGCGATGCCAAGCGTGTCATTTGCACGCGCTGTCTGGCCGAGGCGCAGATAGGCAAGTGGCACATCACCCCTCGCTGCCTGCCCCACCATGAAAGCGAGAAGTCGGGATATTTGCCGGAGGTCAAGCACTAATGTGTACGGGTCTTGAAGGCTTCGTAGTTCCGGCCATCCTTGCAGCGGTTGGCACTGCCGCCACCGTCGTCAACCAGCGCAACGTCGCCCACCAGCAGGACCAAACTCTTGCCGCGCAAATCCGTGCACAGGGGCAGAAACAGCAGCAGGCGGACGCAAGAACCTCCCAACTGATCAACCAGGAAGCCACATCCACCGACACGCAGGACAAGGCCAAGTCCCAAGCCGCCTACGCGAAACAACTCGCCCAGCACGCCCCACAGGCGACGGAAGCACTGAACGCTCCACCCAGTGCCTCACAGGCTTTCGCCAAGAGCAAGCAGGATGCGGCTCTGGGAGTCGCGGATTACGGCAACCAGCAGGCCGACTGGCTCTCAAGCATCGCCGCTCCGACGCTCCAGAGGCAGCGTGACGTAAGGGAGAATATCGACCCGTACAAGACCGATATTGGTCTGATTTCCAGAGCGAATGCCGGTGACAATTTCTTGTCCAACATGCGCTTGCGCAACATCCAGCCGAACCCGTGGCTGTCGCTGGTTTCCGGCGTTGCAGGAGGTGCTTCGACCGCGATGGCCAAGGGCGGTTACGGTTCTGACGCAGGAACGGGTGCTCCCTATACCGCGTACAACGGGCAGTACGGCGACCTCCCCGACTTGACCAATTTCTTCAAGCCGCCTGCTTCAGGTTTCAGCCCATACCCGAGTCAGTGACATGGCCAATGACGAATACGCTGCTGCTGACGAACTGCTGCCGTCCTACAACCGGCTGAACA